AATGAACGCTTTGGTATCTGGGGTGGGTTGACTGAATACGAACGTACCTTGTTGCGTACAAAAAACAAGATTAGAGTAAAGGACTGGAAGAGTGCTTAATCTTTCCCGCGCTTGGAGTGGTGTGCTTACCAAAGCAACACCGCTACCTGACGTGTGGGAAGGATTGAAAGCAGAAGGCATTAAGTTTCGCAGAGGCCAGGTATGTATGGTAGCTGCAGCACCGAACGCTGGTAAGTCTATGTTCGCTCTGATCTATGCAATCAAAGCCAAAGTACCTACGCTTTTCTTTTCAGCAGATACCGATACAACGACAGTAATGATGAGGTCTGTATCGCATCTATCCGGCCATTCACAGGTAACTGTGGAGGCAAACCTTTCAGATAATAGCCAGTACTACAATGCACATTTGGACAAACTTTCACATATCAAGTGGGTCTTTGATTCATCTCCTAACATTGATGATTTAGAGTTGGAGATAAGGGCCTACGTTGAACTCTATGGACAGCCACCTGAGTTGATTGTCATTGATAACTTGATGAACATAACTGCTGAGACAGACAACGAGTGGGCTGGACTTAGAGCAATTATGATGGAGCTACACGATATGGCACGCAAGACTGAGGCCTGTGTATTAGTACTCCATCACGTATCAGAACAGTCAGAGTATGGGTCACCTAGTAACCCACCTCATCGCAGAGCAATTCACGGAAAGGTCAGTCAGTTACCTGCACTGATACTTACACTGGGCTACGACCCAACACAAGGAATACTCAAGGTTGCACCAGTTAAGAATCGCTTTGGCGCTCATACTGCAGACGGCAGTAAATACGCACAGCTACTGGTAAACTATGCAGCAGTACAGATATCAGATCAGAATGAGTTTGGTTGGATGTTACGCAAGGATACAATCGCAGGATACCAAGGAGGATACAATGTCTGAAGGACAGTTAACGAATAAGTACAGAGATAATCTTAAAACAGATGAACTACGAGCAGATGTTGATGCACTCAAGGTAGACCTGACCAACTTCGTTGGTGCTCTATTGCAATCTGGTATTGTCGAATTAGTTAAAGATGAAGAAGGCAATGTCATCTATAAAATCAACAAGGTTGTACTGGTAGATGAGTCAGTACAACAAGACTAAAGGTTCTCAGTTTGAGACAGACGTAATGAAGTGGCTCCGCAAGGCTGGAGTTATGGCAGAGCGTTTGTCTAAAGCTGGGGCAAAGGATGAGGGCGACATCGTTACTGTTATCGCGGGAGAAACTTACATCCTTGAACTCAAGAACAGGGCAACCCTTTCGCTGCCTGAGTTCTGGAGAGAAGCACAAGTTGAGGCGCTTAACTACTCTAAGGCTAGAGGTCTTGGGGAAGTTCCTCTGTCATATGTAATAGTTAAGCGTCGCAACGCTTCAATAGATCAGGCTTGGGTAATCCAAGACCTAGCACAGTGGTTAAAGGAGAAGCAGTAATGGCAATAGCCATTAAGCCTCTTCGTCGTAGACGGCGTACCACACAACGTGGTAAGTCAATGAGTCAATCCCAGAGATGGGGGAAGGTAGTAACAACAATGCCAGTACCAGGTGGAGAAATAACAACAACAGAGATACTAGTACCAGAAGTTGTACCAGTAGAGGAAGTAAAAGAAGATGAAGATAATTAGAGAACCAATTTTCTTTCATAATGAACGTGGCTTTAGTGTCAAGTTAATGGAATGGGATATGTCTGACTATATGTTTAACATTCAGGCATTTGGTAGAGACTTTGGCTGGAGAATATACAAGGGCAACCCCACTCCAGTAGAGATTCTTGAATGGGAGTCAGGTTTTCAAGATGATGTTATTGTGGAGGACATATGATTTGCTTGAACTGTCGTAAAGCAGGAGAAGAGAATCAATCTAATCACCTAAAGCGTGCAGCTCATTGGCACGAAAAGTGCGATGATAAGGGGTGTGTATGCCAGCACAAGACTGGTCCAGGGTACGTAAAGCGGGCAGATACAAAGGTGCCGTTGATGCAAACTCAATCCCCATAGGAGCTATTGTCCAGCATTTTGGTGGTGAAGTAAGAGAAGGTAAAAGCGCATCAGTTAGATGTTGTTTACATAGCGACAGTCGCAGGTCTGCCGTTATCAATACCTATGACAACCTGTACTTCTGCCATACCTGCGGTAAGGGTGGCAATGCAGCTAACCTAGTGTGCATACTAGAGAACTTGGAGTTTAACGATGGCCTCAAACGTGCAGTCGAAATTGCTACTGGAAGCGGCGCAACAATACGCTCAGGCAATAAGTCCAAAGGCTCTAGCCGTACTAAGCGCACGTGGGATCTCTGAGGAGACTGCAGCACGCTTTCAGTTAGGAAGTATTACCAACCCAATCAATGGTCACGAGATGTATGAAGGATGGCTTTCTATTCCATACATCACCGCATCTGGTGGTTGTGTTGGCTTTAAGTTTAGACGATTAGATGACCTCAAACCTAAGTATGGTTCACCTACTGGGCAGAAGGCACATCTCTATAACGTATGTGACATCACTCTTGATTCACCTTATGTTGTTGTATGTGAAGGTGAACTAGATGCCATTGTTACTAGTGGAGAACTAGGCATACCAGCAGTAGGTGTACCTGGTGTTGCAGCTTGGAAGAATCACTTTCCTAAGTTATTTGCGGGGTACGAAACTATCTATGTTGTTGGAGACAATGACATCAAAGAGGATGGCTCTAACCCTGGCGCTGAGTTTGCAAAACGCGTGGCGAACGAGGTAATGAACTCACAGATTGTTACACTACCTCCAGGTATGGACATCAATGATTACTACTTAGCCAATGGCATTGATGCTACGCGTAAGTTACTGATAGGGGAGTCGAATGTATGACAATGACAGAGAACGAGTGGGTCATAATGCTACAGACTTTGCAGCATATGGGCTTTCACATCTTGCAACAGGACAGAGCAACACAACTGATACTCATACGCCCCCAACCAACCCGTTAGCAGATCACCCAGCAGTAGCTGGCTATCGTGCAGTGGGTGTGAGCACTGAGGATTTAACTTCTTTCATTGAAGCCTTTGCATCTCTGCGTGCTATGCGTGTTAAAGGTGTGGGCCATAGTCAGTATGCGATAGCACAAGGTCAGAAGTTTGAGTCCTTTACTACTGCAGATACTATTAGAGAATTGATTGAAGAGCTAGCCGATGCTAGCAACTACATAGACTTCCTTGCTATCAAGCTGCTGAACATTCAGCACACTATAGATTTGGTGCTACCTGACTGTGAGTGAACTACATCCAGTAATATATGACCTAGTACCTAGCGTGGCTAAAACTATCCACCGCAGATACAAGACTCACGTTGAGTTTGATGACATCAAGCAGGAGTTAATGGCTTGGGCAATGACTCGTGTAGTAGATCATACTGAAGATTTAATGGAGCCTATTGAAGAGCGACGCAGGCACAACGAGCAACGTATAGCGTGGCAGATGAGACGTGTAGCTGAGCGTTATGCACGCAAGGAGAAGGCATCTAAGTCTGGCTATCAGACTAATGATGAGGCTTACTATGAGTCAGCAACTCTTGGTCAGCTACTTCCCTTTGTCATTGCATCCATCATAGATGGCACAGTATTAGAGCAGGCACAAGAGATGATTAACGATGGACAACCTAAAGGTTCATCATCTCCAGCAGAAGGTGGCAACCTACTGGCTAACCTCATTGACATCAAGCGTGGCTATCTGCAACTAGAACAAGATGACCAGATGATTCTTAGACTACGCCACCACGAGAGCTTTACCTTGCAGCAGATAGGACAAGTACTAGAGTGTGCTACATCTACTGCAGATCGCAGATGTGATAAGTCACTTCGCAGGTTGCAGGATAACCTCGGTGGGATTAGCCCCTGGCAATGAATGAGGAGTTGTTATTTACTTTCTTGCGTGAGGGTTTATACCCTGACCTAGTAAAATCTGAGGGCATCTATGATGCCTACGACTGTATCTCTAGGCAGGCCGGTCACTACATAGAGTTAAAGTGCAGGGCTACACACTATGAAAGCCTGCTCATTGAAGAGATGAAGTATCGCAAGCTCATCACCCAAGCTGCAGAGCGTGACCTTGTTCCTTACTACATCAACTCCACACCTGCCGGTATCTACTCCTTTGATTTAATGGATGTGGCAGAGCCGGTGTGGTATGTCCACGAGATGCCAGCTACCACTGAGTTTGATAACAACGATAAGAAGTATAAGTTAGTAGGTTACTTACCGATAGAAGAGGCAGTCCAGTTATGATCTATGACTACAAGTGTGGCAAGTGTAATTCAACTGTATCGGTTGAGCGTTCTATCCACGAGGAAGCCTCTACTCCTATGTGCTTTGACTGCCACGAGATTATGAATCGAGTATGGGATTCACCAGCTATCACATTCAAGGGCAAAGGCTTCTACACTAACGGCGGATAAAGCAAGAACCCCACCGCCGAAAGGGTAGCGATAGGGTTCTTATGATGCTGAGGAAAGGGTTAGAAACCTCAGCAATATCTAGTCAGCTAGTACAGAGATAGATACGTGGCACGGATCATTGCCTTCGTCCCACTCCTCTCTCTCCTCCTCAGTCATATACTCGTAGTTGCCATCGTGTGTTGCACAGTAAGGCCAGCTTACCCACTTAGCTTTGACTCCTATGTTTAGCCAAAGATAAAAGAACTTACTCTTTGTCATCAGTACCAGCCCCTTCTATTGCTATGTTGGAGACTACGGCAGAAACTTCCGCCGTAGCGGTGCTCAACATATCGCACAGCGTGGAGGATTTGGATAGCAGGTTCGCTACTTCTCTCTCTAAGGAGTTGAGCAATTCCGTAAGCACTGGATCGTTTGTTGTCTGCCAAGTGGTCAAGCCTGCTCTCACGGGTCCAAAGGGTGATAGCGCATTTGACCTGACTGTTGTTGTAACCGAGTGCGTTGAGGTAACTAATGATAAGTGCCTTGTTCTCACGCTTCTCCTCCATAGTTGCCTTCGTCCTCGCCTGCATCTGCGGGATCTCCAAAGGGTGGTGTGC